GAAGTAATACCCGCACGTTACCTCCAGATGCGTTGCTGGAATGTGCGGGACGGACGTGGTGGGCGCTCGGAGTAAGGAAGCCTGACGGAGATTATCCAGTGACGATAATCGAGGCTGAGGGCTTTCTTAATCTCGTATCCGTGTCTGCGGTAGCACTGAATTAGCCACTCGGCCTGTTCTTCAGTGCATGGGGGATGCTGGAACCAGTCAGATTTGAAAGTGCGGGAACGCCGCCCGTGCCTGCTGGCAAAGACGGCAGAATCATCAGAATTGTGTAATTTGGTATCGTGCGCCATCGGTTGTCTCTGCTGGCGCAGCAGGTGCCAGTTGTTCAGGCTGGCGTGCGAATTGTAAACCAGAATGCCAGGAAAAAACAAAACCCGCCGAAGCGGGTTAAGTGCGGGTGCGTTGAGGATGCCTGATTCATCAGAGGTGGCGAGGGATTTCTCCCTCGCCGGGTCTCTTACTCCTCAGGTTCGTAAGCTGTGAAGACAGCGACCTCCGTCTGGCCGGTTCGGATTCGTACCTCGCAGAGGTCTTTCCTCGTTACCAGTGCCGTCACTATGACGGTTAAACAGATGACGATCAGGGCGATTAACATCGCCTTTTGCTGCTTCATAGCCTGCTTCTCCTTGCCTTTCGGCGCGTAAGAGGCTAACCTACATATGTCTAGCATGAAATTGGCCTCAGATTAATGTTAGGCGTCTTGCAGGACGCGTAATGTTAACTGGGGCTTTTCTCTGTCTGCCTTACGGTGGCATGCCCGAGGCAGACAGCCTCAAGCACCCGCAGCAATTCTACTTAACTCTCGCTTTACCGCAAACCGTTTTTACCCGATATAGGAATTCCCATATCGTAATGAATTCAGTTCCCTAGTCGATCCATCAAAAACACAACCAGGCAGTAAACGCCCACAACAGCAATAACAGCCAGCGCACCTTCTATTGCCAGTGAAATATCATCCGACATATTCCCTCCTTTGGTGTGAATCCCGGCGAACGTTTTTACCCCCACCGACAAATAACATATACTAAAAAATCAATAGCTATAGCAACGCCTGTAATTGCAAAGGCTTCAGGCCAGATCATTAGCGCACCTCCTGCGGCGGTTCTGGTAGCGGCATCCAGTCGGTTACATTGCGGCTCTGTGTTTCGAAAAATTCATCACCATTACGGACTACATCAAAAAACTCACCGTCTCGATATTGCGCATAAAGAACGAATGCGCCATCACATAAAATAATTACGTGCTGACCATCATCCGGCATTCGCTCACTACAGCTTATCCAACCATCCGGAGTTACCGGATAGTTGGTTGACGTTTCCGAGATTTCCCGAAAATTATTGGTTGACGAACCCTTATTTTCCCGAAAGTTTCCAGCCTGAAGCATGGCGGCGCTGTCTGGCGGGGCAGCATATAGCGGCACGTATATTTCCGGTTCCTTATCAGCACCGGGTTGCTCTTCCAGTGAGAATGTCTTTCCGGTAAATCGATTCATATAAAGCACGGGCTCTGCTTCCAGCGAAGCCTGAGCAACAAGGGCCAGTGCTAAATCCAACTCAATTGCCTCGAGAGAATTTTTGAATGCTGTCTGTTTTACTGCAAATTTCATCGCCTTTACATTTTCACTAACATGACTGATTAACTGCTCTTTTGTAAAAGTGGTCATCTCATTCTCCTTTGATGCGAATGCCAGCGACAATTGAAGCCTGATAGCTAATTCACTCACAGTACCGCCTCCTGAAAATTGCCCTGATAGAACGCCAGTACACGCAGCATAACTTCACTCTTCCGGCACTCGCCACAGATTATGTTCTGTTGTCTGTCGTAGCGGCGTATTTCTCCGTCTGGTAACTTTCGAATCAATGTCTGGTCGGTTGCTTTCTCCGCTGCCTTACGCCATACGCGATACACCTGTTCTGATGTAAAAACACCATATTTACCGGGCATGTATAAATCGCCACAAGCCAGTACATCCACAAGGCAACGTCTGACTGAATGCCAGCCTGCTCCCGTCGCTCTCTCCAGTTGTGATATCGTCATGCGTTCATTTTTGCGTACCAGCCCGATAATTCGGGCCTTCAGTTCTTCACGCTGTTCGTGTGTAAAAGGTTTCGCCATAAGCGCCTCCGGCTATCACTTTTCCGATACAACACGGCGGGAAGAATCAGTAATCTGTCGAACAATATCCCGGTGCTTGTTCAGCTCCCGCAGAGCGGCGCAGACTCGCTCCCACTTCTGAACATCACTTTTCGCCCTGCGCAGCGCCAGGTTTGCCCTGCGAAGGGACGGAAAAATCAGCTCATCTGCTTGCGTTTCGGTAAACGATGGCAACGGCTGCACAATGTCCGCCACAGTTTCTGTTTTAATTTCTTCCTGTGTTGCGGCTTCCCGGACTGGTAACGCAGCACCTGCTGGCTGAGGAAAGGCCTTACCATCATTTTTCGTTACCGGCGCGGCTTTCGGATCTGCTGGTAAATTACCCCCCGACATGCAGTAACGAAATTTACCGTTCTGATTAACGCGTGCCAGCCGCCCCGTTGCGGTTACCACCGCCAGCGTGGAAGCAACCTTGCGAGTACTGACGCCGAACTTACCCGCCAGTTCCTCACACGTTTTAGCACCATCCTGACCGATAAACTCAACCATCATGTCTGCGGTAACTTTTGGAGCGACCTCTTCGGTTACCACATCCGGCGCTTCAGGTTGTAGTGCCTGCCCTTCGGTTACCCCGGCTTCACCTTCGACAGCCAGAAACCAGGTGTGACCCGTTTTATCAACAACGCCATTTTTTTTGAGTTCCCACAGTTCGTTAAGAACTTCTTCACGGCTGATATCAAGCCGCGCCGCCAGTTCAACAGAATTGGCTTTTCCCATCGCTTTCAGTGCATGCAATACAGTTTCCATCGAAAATTTACCTCGTCAAAAATTCTCACATACCCTGACGTCCAACGTTTGACCGCCAGCTCTCCCAGTTAAAATTCACCCAACGACCACCATTCATGGTCATACGGTCCATCACCCGATCTCCGAGGAGTGTGCTCATCGCTGCGTGATTCAGGTTCGTCAGCATTCCGACACTACGCATCGAAGCCGTTCTGCGGTCGACTATCTGGTTCAGCGTGACCTGCTCGTTGCGCGTATCCCGCTGCATGCCAATTTCATCAAGGACCAGAAGGTCAACTCCACAAAGCTCCTGTAAAAATTTTTCCCCGGACTGGCCGTTGTCGTAGCCGTCATGCAACACGCTCATGACATCGGACACGGTGACGATAATCACGCTTCTCCCCTTCGCCATCAGCCGATTGCCAATCGCTGCTGCCAGGTGATTTTTACCGGTACCAGGTTTACCGCTGAACACGAAGTTTGTACATCCGGTCATCAATTCATCGGCAATGGATTTCGCCTGGCTCAGAGCATGGCGCTGACCGTCGTTCTGCACCCGGTAGTTCCCGAATGAGCACTTCCTGTGAAGCGGCTGGATGCCCGCACGGTTCAGGATTTTTTCAACCCGCACCTGATGATTCAGGCGGTTAATCTCCTCGCTGCGTTTTCGTCCTTCAGCAAGTTGCCATTCCCGCCACTCCTCCACCGTCCGGTACGGTGGAACCGCCCCCTGTGGTGCAAGTCTGCGAATACGTTCAAGAACCCCAACTGCCGCAATGTTTTTCATGACACGTCACCCCCTGAATCCCGGCGGTATTTCAGTGTCCGGTTCAGAAATATGATTCACACAACGCTGGTTGTTCGTGCCGCTTACCGGGAGCAACCAGGGGTTTTCAAAATTCCGGTCCGGCCCAAAAAACGTCGTCGCTCGCTGAACAAATTCCGTTCCCGCTTTCCCGGTCGCCGCCAGGTATCTTGCGTAACGCCTCACACCATCCAGCATGGTCTCTGGTGGCACCCCCTCGCGCAATCTGGCCTTCCAGGCACTGAAAGCGGATTTCTTCGGGTTTGCCCCGGCACGCAACGGGTATTCCCGCCAGACCTGTTCGAACACATCCGGATAATCCACTCGTCCCACAGGCTGCCCGGTGTTTTCCGGGGCTACCCGATCGGCTTCCCGCTGAATGGCGGAATCGGCTTCAGGCTGCTGCAGTTGGAGTGATTGCTCCGGCCTTGCGGTCATCACCTGCTGCACAGCGCCCGAATCGGCTTCCGGTGTCGTGCCTGCTGGCTGACCAGGATTGACGGTCTGAACATC